GTAAATATTGACGTGAGTGATTGTTTAGTTTTAAATGGTGATTATCAACCTTTAAGCGTACTGCCGTTAAGTGTAGTAAGTTGGCAACAAGCCGTGAAACTTTATTTTTTAGATCGGGTACGGATTATCGAAACATATGATAACTGGACTATACATAGTACTAGTTTAGAAATGAAAGTCCCTGCCCTTGTTGCCCTCCGTGAATTCCACCCTATTAAAAAATATGTTAGATTTAGCAGAACAAACTTATTACTGCGAGACATGTACCAATGCCAATATTGCGCTGATACAATTGAACCCGGCGAATTAACAATTGACCATGTACAACCTATTAGTAAGGGCGGCAAAACAAATTGGGAAAACTGTGTAAGTGCTTGTCGCAAATGTAATACTGCCAAAGGTGATAGTGTTGGTAAAATGAAACCTATACGTGAACCATACCGGCCAGATTATTACAACCTTGCCAGTCTACGCAAACTTAGGCCATTTACTATACGCCACCCTAGTTGGTTACAGTACATCGGCACTACCGAAAAATTCAAATATAAAGATTAGTAAGGCTTTTCGCCTGTGAGATGGGGTTTGCTGAACCACAGTTTAAACCATGCTTCGGTACCTGGCTGAATCTTTTTCTTCTTCATTACATCAGCCTTTTCTTGTGCAGTATGCGAAATGTTTTCGTTGTTGATACTATAAGGGGTTAGCCCGTTATATGAGCCAACCCCTGCTAGTTTTTTAAGTTCTTCTAATTGCTGTTCAAAAGATGCCATTATTTTTCAAGCATTGCTTTTAGTTTATCTGCCAGTTCTGCTGCCAATGGGTTATCGCCTGGATATTCTTTTTTATGCTGTCCTTTAGGACCGTTTAAGCCACCTGACATTTTGTTTAGTTGCACATCAGTGTCTTGGTAGTCTTCGTCTGGCGAGTTGGCATACTCGTCCAGTTCAACTGTTGCCTCAGTAGTTGCCTGTGGTTGTAAGCCAGCTAAGGCTATTAGTGAACGCAGATCGTCGACTGCAACTTCTACTGTTTCTTCAACAGTGTCTTCACAAGCACAATCTTCTTGTACTTGATCATCGCTATCCATTTCTTGAATATAGCTGTCTAATTCTGGTGTATTTGCGGTTTCTTCAACGCTTTCTTTTTGCATATCATAATGTCTACGGAAGTGATCTACAAAATCTGCAATTTGATCACTGGTTAAATAGCGAGCTATTTCATCAATAAATGCTCTATGTGCATTACTTGAGCATTCACCACCACAGAATTCATCTTGTAGTTCGTAGAATGGTTCTGCGCCGTCGCCTACTGCTTCTACTACTTCTGCATCTTCGCCTAGTTTCTTAAGTGCGTCGTTAATAAAATCAAGATGCTGTTGTGCCATCATCATCTGTGTTTCGTCGTAAAACTGTGCTTGTGGGCTGTTGCCGCTGGATTGCATATTCTTAATATCAGCTTCAGCTTGGGCTTTCATTTTCAACAGTTCTTCGCGACTCTTTCCGTCATACTGACCTTCGTTAACCGACTCATTAGCGATATCAGAACCAATGCTGTCTAGTTTGTTTAATAAATCTTTCATATCCATAGTGCTGTTCCTTAATCTTTTTTAGCTATTTCTATTTCAGGAGTACCACGTTCTAGTTCTTTGAGCATATTTTCATTATACTCATCGCCGAATGTTGGCTCGTCCTTAGATTCAGGTAAATCACTATCTAATAACGCTTCGTACTCTTCATCGCCTTTTTTGGCGTTTTCTTCTCTGGCTACTTCTTCTGGATGGTCAGCATTGATAACTACAAGATGACTACCAGGAATGCCAGCGTACTCAGTTAGTTCGTTGCGTAATACCTGTACAGTACTTGGGTAATCTACAGTAACGTCAACAATACTAACTTCAGAATTCTTTAGTGTTTGAAAATCCATTGGATGTTCTTGGATTGGAGTTGTTTTAGCTTTACTCATATCAAGTACACTGTACTTGCCAAGTGCCATCTCAATTCTCTCAACTTGTGAATCTGTCAAGGTGCCGGCATACTTAATGCGGAATTTGTATTCCTTTTTGCTTTCTGTTAAGTATTGTTTAAACGATTTCATTTTACGCACACCTCTATATATTAATATATTATTTATCGTTTTTCATTAGTTTTTCTAGTAACGCATTACGGTCTAACACCATTGCTTCGCCGGTTTCTTCGCTACTACCATCTAACTTTGCTTGTTGTTGATCGAGCCTTGCTTTCTTTAATTGCAAGTCAATCATTTTTAATTTTCTATCAATTTTAGCACCTTTGGCATTTAATGCTGTGTCCAACATTTTAGCCGCTGTACTAAAAATATCTCCTGCATACCGAGCTTCAACATTCATACCCAAGTCCATCAAGTCCTTGAAAGTTGACTGTGCTTGGTCTGCAATCTCATCCATTTCATTGTCACTGGCTTCCAAATTTTTAACCATAGGAAGCGCGGCATCAATTTTATCCACTTGCTCTAATGCATTTTGATAAGCTGCTTGATCAGGAACAGGGAGTAGATCTTCTTGTTTTTCTTTTGTATCTTTAATTTCGGTATCATCCTGTTCGGTGATTGGTGCCAAGTCTAATAATTCTTCAAGTTTCTTTGTCATAACAATACTTATCTTTTCTTAGAACCATGGAAAATATCTTCCTCAGTTACTACACGAAATCGTATACTGTTTTGCTTACACCAGCGTGTAGCAGCTTCCCACTTAGCCATGTTGACTGCAACTCGAGCTCTTGACACCTGACTGCGGCCTGCATTTTCCATTGTAGTTTCTTTTTTAGGTTTTACTTCAATAAGCTCTGCATGTTTTGTTCCTTTGCGATCCTGGTACACAACTAAGAAGTCTGGAACATACACAGTTGCTCTGCCCGTTAATGGATTTTTATAAGGAATTTTTATGGCTTCACTAGCCCATTGTATCACACTTGGGTGATTGTCACAAAATTGCATGAACGCCCATTCCCAACTACTGCGATATGTTGGCGTTTTGTTGCCACTATATTTGTCTGGATTTTGGAGCGTGTATTTGCCCTGTGCGAACTTTCCCATGCCATCAACTTAATACGTTTCTTGCTACTGAAGGGTTTGGTGCTTTGTTTTTGTTAAAACCTAGTATACTAGTATTGCCTCTAGTTTGGTTAATTAGACTAACCACTGCTTGTTGTATTTCACTAACACCATAATCTTTCAATTGATCAATCATCGACATAACATCGATGCCATGGTATTGAGACACTTGAATAATTGTGTCTGTCAACCCATCAGCAACGTCTTTGTCATTATTTGTTTTTCTTAGAAAAAATCCTTTAACCGCATCGAACTCATTAGTAGTAGGAGCAATAACATTGCCATTACCTGCGTTGTATTGATTAAAAACTTGATCTTCACTTACAGTTGTCTGATTTTTAAAATAATTTCCTGACATCTAATAGTCCTCGATTATGTAGAGATTACACCAGGTGGTAATTGTGGTGGCTTAGGTTTAGCACTTGCTTTTGGACTTGCTGTGAAGTTTCCACTCAATGCGTTCTTAAATTCTGCCATACCTTGCTTAATAGCATCAGGTGCCTGTGCCTTGGCTGTGGCAAGATCATTTTGGAACTGAGCAGTAACTTTTGGATCCGTAAATGGACTCATATTACCGAATAACTTGTTTGACATAGATGGCATTGATTTACCAATATCAAATGCTTGATCCATTCCTGAAATCATTGACTGAGTATTAAATGATGCTGGCATACCACCCTTGGCAGTAAGACCCCCCAGAGCATCTTTTACATTCACCCCACCCAACGGACTCTTTAAATTTGCTGCAATTAGAGATCCATTACTCGAAATATTATTCATACTAGGTGCCATGGGCCCTTGTGCGCTGACTGTTGAAACTTTTGGAACTTGCGGTAATGGGTTACCGCCGGAACTTGGAGACTTGCTACTTGGGAAACTAAAATCACCTAATGGATTTTGTCCTCGAAGTGCATTCATTGCCATGCCGGTAAGTTCACTTTTTAGCATGCCTTTAAGATTAGCACCTTTAAGATTTTTAGCTGTTCTGAGCCCAGTTACTACTGCACCTGCAACACCTTTTACATTACCACTCGACAAGTCTGCACCGATACTACCCACTGCATCAATTAGTCCACCTTGTCCAAAGATGCTTGTTGTTCCACCACCCTGTGGTGTTAGAGGGCTTGAAGCTGTATCATAGTGCATTTCACCAAAGCCTGCAGGGCCATCACCTGCGACATTACCAGCTCTGTATTTCACTGTTTCAAACCGAACAGTCATTGCATGTTCAAGTGTGCCTGTGCTATCAGCGTAATCATGTCTATCATGCTCAAAACTTTCAATGATAGGATTGACTAACCAATACTCAGTATATTTTTTCTGATATATGCTATAAATTTTAATGTAACTAAAGAAGTTGCCACTATTTCTATCTAAACCCCAGTTCTGTTCAGATATTGGTAGATTTTCATATGCACCACCTGATGAATATGTGCCACTGCTTTCATACGTTGGATCATTGTTATAAAATGCATAGTGTGAATACCACATATTACGAATAACATCGCTGTTATCGTCGTGGAATGTAATGCGAACTGGATCGTAATTTATTTTATTATATGTATAACGTTTTCTATTATATTGATTATGTTGTTGTAGATCGTAATTGTATCGAGGTAAATCTACATTTTTAACAAGAAAACTTGCTTCTAATGATTGACTCGTTCCAAAAGAGAAACCTAAATTAGGATTGACTCCAAACACAACATGGAATAAAAATCTGTGTTTTGGAGCCAGACGATACTGTCCGTCGACGAAAGTACGAGACGCATGTCGGAAGTCTCGTACATTGTCACCGGTAGCAAGAGCGTTAAGGAAAGAGTTTAGAATCGCCATCTAACTCTATTAACCTGTAACTACCTCACCAATTGTTCTAGCCACTGTTGCGCCAACGCCTGCACCAACTGGTGTCTGAATTGCGTTGTCGAAGCGAATTGACATTGTAATTGTTGCCGCTTCACTGCTTGAATAGTTTAGATCATTATAGTTAACATTAGTAACCATACAACCATACAATTCCCAAGTTTCTAGTACGTTTGGTGTACTTGCACCGTTGCCGCCGTCTAGAACTTCGCAACGTGTAATAAACTTATAGTCAATACCTGATGCAGCACTTGATTGTTCCATCATATCGAACTGCTTCTGTAATTGCTCACCTACTAGTTTAGCAACTTGACCACTTGCGTCATCACGTAAATTAACAGTAACTTGTTCCCAAGTGTGCTTACCTTGTAAGTAAACTTTACTGTTGTAAATATCTAGTGGAATTTCATCAAATGTTACGCTTGGGCGTGTGAAATCCACAATCTGTTTTGTTAGTTCGCTACGTGGAGTTGAAACACCAAAGTTTTCAAAACTTACACGGAAGCGATACTTTAATTTTGGCATTAACAGACCCTGTGCGCTTGCGCTCTGATCGCTAGCTAACGGGACTGTGAATTTGCTTAAAGAACTTACTGACATATTATTTTTGCTCCTGCTATATTAGTATTTAGTCACTTTTTCACCGCTATTTTACCCAATTACAGGCTCTTAGATAGAGCCTGTGTTTTGGATACGAACTGGAATATAGATATATTCAACGGCCTTAACTGGCTCAATTGCAATATCAATGTACAATTCGTTACGATCAATACGGTCTGGTGTGTTATTAGTTTCATCACACACTACCAAGTAATCGTATAGACCACGCTTTGCAACCAAATCATTCATTAGCTGCTCAACTACTTGTTTCACTTCATCACGTGTTAACTTGTCGTTTGGTTCGAAAACAAACGGCTTAGTAATAACTGCTAGTCTCTCACGAATGTAAGCTACTAGACGGGCCACGTTAATACGATCAAGTGCGCTAGCTGTCGCTGTGCGTGTCTTGTTACCGTAGTTTAGGATACCGTTGCCTGGGAAGAATGCTACAGGGTTAATGCTGTTTTCATACAGTGTATCACGAAGTGATTCACGAACACCTGTGCTAATAAATTCACCAGTTCTAGTATCTAAATAACCTAGACCTGTTGCATTGTCAACTATACCACGTCTTGTGCCTGCCGGTGCAAACCATGGATAACTAGCTTCGTCTGAACGGATCATTGTTCTCAAAATCATATGTGATGCTGGAACCATAATACTGTTTCCGTCTAAGTCAGTTGTAATACCGTGTGGGTAGAAAACACCCATATATGTATCAGCACTTACTAGACCATCGTCACCGTTGTCTGTTGCTAATCCTACGTTGTTAGCCCAATTTTGCAAAGCTGTACTATTTGCTGCAAGGCGGAAAGGAGTATCTCCAACAATAAAGCCTGTATTACGTCTGTCATTGTTTAGTGCGATCATGTTTTGTAGTAGCTCTGGATATCCAGGTGCTGCCATTACATTAAAGTTACGCTGTTCTTCACGTAACTCACCACTTGTATCAATGACACTCTTCATTTTCTCAACAATTACTTGGCGAACTGCTTTACGTCCCATATATGGACTTCCGTCTGTCTTGTTACCAGCAATGCTTACCCAAGCATCTGTTTCTGCTGGCAATACCTGACCTGGGAAGTCAGTTGCATTAAAGTAATTAAGTCTAAATTGTTTTACATTGTAACTACTGCGTCTTGTGTTAAACAATAGTGTGCCACGTGGATATAATGCATCACTTGGAGCATCTAAATCAACATAGTCACTTGTTAACAAGTCTGCAATATCTGTTACATCGTCATTTGCAACATCACTTGAGCCATCACCCATGTAACGTGCATCTGCAAACAGGATACCATCTGAACTTGTTTGGTCTGTGTTATCAATTGTTACCCATGTGTCTTCACCATCTACAAGATCAAAACGCTTGATTACTGGGAAGTTTTCTAAGTCACTTGTGTCAATCCAAAGATCGCCATATACAAGTGGAGTGTTATCACTCTGCTCTAATGGAGCACTTGCACTTACAAAAGGACCTGCTGGGTTGGTGTCAGTTAGATCAAAACCACGTGCATCAACACTTACGTTCTGATAACCT